CATTTTAAAAACACCTATAGAATGGGGCAGACAAGGGGAAGGTTTATTTAAAATGCACTTTAACCTTGCTGACCAATTGCATGATAATTTAAGGAACCTTATTTTAACAAATCATGGTGAAAGACTTTGTTTATATGATTTTGGTGCAAATCTTCGCCCAATGTTAAGTGAAAGAAATAATAAAGATGATTTTGACCAGGAAGCAATGATAAGAATTAATACAGCTGTCAGCAAATATATGCCATTCATAAGTCTTGAAGGATTTGATTCATCCATTGATTATGAAGACAATCAATTCATTAATAAAGTTGTTATGATTATTGTTTATAGTGTCCCAGACTTAAATGTAATTGAAAAGAAACTGAAAGTAGTAATGTCAGTTATGTAAGTTTTGAATTATCCAATTCCAGAAGGAATTTGGAAGCTTCCTGTATTTGCTGGGTCTGTTGCAGCTAAAGAACCAGTAAGATTTGGAAACCATCTTGAATCAATCATTGTTAATCCACTTAAAACTTCAAAAGCTGTACTGTTAGATGAAACTGAAGTAAGATATAATGACTTTATTCTTAAATCTCCTGTGAAAGATGAACTAGCTGCCAATGTAAAACGATTTGTTCCAAGAGTTCCACTAGCAGTAAATCCAAAAGCAAGGTTTCCAGCAGGAGAAGCATTCTTAACTGTAATGAACTTAGTTACAAAAGGAAAATCAATTCTTGTTACACTCCCAGATGTTGCACTAGAAGCAGTTACATATGGAAGACCAGATGTTATATAAGCTGAGCTGTCATTTGGGCCACTGCGCGGCCAATTTAAGGGCATTGTTTATTTTCCTTCTTTTATATTTTAAGTATGATAAATAAAGTATATTTTTATTAACTTGCAATAACTTTTACATGCATTGAATCAAACCATGCTTCTTTTTGGTATTCAAACAAATAAACACAAATCATATTTACTGTATCTAACCCTAAACTTGGTGCAAGAGTTTGGTTTGCTAAAGCAGACCTTGCAGCTTTGTATCCTGTTATGCGAATTTCTCCTTCTGAGCCTACTTTAACCCCACCCAAACGATTTAATCCAAATAAAATATTGCTTTCGTTAGCTAAGATATTACCATTATTATCTTTATGTGGTGAGTAAGCCACAATAAATTCTGTCCTGCCATCAAAACTACTTTCTGGCATAATTTTAACTCTATGGTTTACTGTTTGTTGCATCTATTTGTGCTTCCATTTCTTGCATAATTTTTTGAATTTCTTTTCTGGTATGTGCATGACTTTTTTTAGAAACCACTTTTGATAATTCTAATTTTTCTTTTAAATTAACCAACCTGTCTATATGATGTTTTATTAAATAAATCATACATTCTTTTTCTTGTTTCATTTCTTCCAATATACTATTTAAATTTCTCCAATCAAGAACATCTGTTAATAAAAACTGAATAATTAATTCATGTTCCTCTGTATGTTTTATTTCATTTAACAGTTCTAATATTTTATCTTTTGTACTCATTTCTTTTATTCCATTTCTTCTTTATTTATAATAACTGCATTGCAGCACAATGAAAGACCAATCACAGACACAGCATTTTCCAATGCAAGTCTTGGAACTTTCAATGGGTCAATGACACCTTTATCAATCATATCAACATACGATTCAGTTGAGGCATCATAACCAAATCTGGTGTTTGATGATGAAGCAGATAACTTTTCCATAACAACATCTGCTGATTTTCCTGTATTTTCAACAATAGTTCTTAATGGTGTTTTGCAAGTTGAAATAATGACTTGAATACCTGCTTGTTCATCTTCATTTAATTTTGAATTCTGTGGTAACTGTTCAGACAAATAATTCTCTAATTCATTTGCTGCATAAAATAATGCTGTTCCACCACCTGGCACAATACCTTCTTGTGTTGCAGCAACGGTTGCATTTAAAGCATCTTCAATTCTATCTTTCTTTTCAAGAATTTCTATTTCAGTTGATCCCCCAACTTTTATGACTGCAATTCCACCAGATAATTTAGCTAATCTTTTTCTTAATTTATCTCTCCTTAAATCATCCATATTATTTTCTGACAAAGCAGTTCTTATTGTATCAACTCTTTCTTTTATTTTTTCTTTTATCTGTATGTTTGAATTATCTCCAATAATTGTTGTTGAGTTTCTATTAATAATAACTTTCTTGCAAGTACCTAATTGAGAAATTTCTGCTTTCTTTAAAGAAATACCTGAAGAAGAATCAAATACATATCCATTGCAAACAATTCCAATATCATTTAAAATGTCAATTCTATTATCTCCATAACTTGGAGCTTTGATTGCACAAACATTAAGTATGCCTTTCATTTTATTAACAATTAATGTATGCAATGCTTCACCTTCAATTTCATCTCCAATTATTAATAAAGAACGATTATTCTTTGCAACCATTTCTAATATCCCAACAATTTCTTGCAGGGAAGAAATTTTTCTATTTGTTATGAAGATATAAGGGTTATTTAATTCAGCACAAAGTTTTTCTTGATTTGTTATGAAATAAGGTGAGACATAACCATTATCAAATTGCAATCCTTCAACTATTTCTAATGTCGTATGAACACTTTTAGCTGGTTCAACAGTTATAATTCCATCAGTTCCAACTTTTTCAATTGCATCTGCTAACAGTTCTCCAATTTGTTTATCACCGTTAGCAGATATTCTTCCAATATTAACAATATCTTGTTTATTTCTTATTGCAATTGAATTTTTCTTTAATATTTCAATAATTTTATTTGATGCAAAATCCATTCCTCTTTTCATTCCAATTGCTGAATAACCAGAAGAAATCATTTTGATTCCATATTTTAATACATTAAACCCAAGAACAACAGCAGTTGTTGAGCCATCTCCACTTTTCTCATTGGTTGAATTTGAAACATCTTTCAATAAGTTTGAGCCAATTTTATGAAGTGGTTCTTTTAAATTGATTGACTTTGCAACTGTAATTCCATCTTTTGTAATAATTGGAGTGCCAGCGGGAGTATCAATAATCACACATTTCCCACTTGGTCCAAGTGTTGAAGAGACTGCTTTATAAAGAATTTCTGCTCCTTTCAGTAGTCCTTCATGTGCTTGTTGACCAAAGATTACATCTTGATGTACTTTATTTTGAATAATATCATCCATATTTATTTCTTATCCGTTCATTCTAACTTTAACAGGCTTTCCATCTATTAATAAAGAACCAACTTCATTTACATCACCAGACAATTCATCTTCTGATTTAGTAAGTGCTCTCAATCTTTCTCTTAATGGATTTGTTGATTGCTGATTATTTACAGGCTGAATTTGTTGTTCTAGTAATGTTTTTGGGTCTATTTTTGCTGATGAAGATGATTGTGTTTGATTAGAAACAAAATTTTCTTTGTTGTACCATTGTCTTGCATTTTGTTCAGTTGTGGATATTAAATCATCAACAAACTTTGTTAATCTTTCAATTAACACTGTTCTGATTTCATCAAGACTTGAATAAACTTCACCACTGATTTTATCAAGATTAATGATTTTTTGTTTTTCTTTTGGCCCAACAGACACTTTATATGTTATTTGATTGCCATCTAACTTCTTATGAACAAGTTCCTCTGTAATAACAACTGGAATGATTGTTGTGCTTTCACTTGAAAGAATATAAATTGTTTGTCCAAGTTCATAATTTTGTTCTGTCATAATTTAAATCCCAACTTAAATTCGTTGGCCTCGTAATCTTTGCACCTCTTTAAGATATTCTTGTGTCTCAACCAACGTTGTTTCACCTGAAGTGTTAGTGTATTCAGTAAAATCCATACCAGATAATGCATTTTTTAGTTTAACATTGTCCCTGTGTCCTCCCAATGAATCTATAAGATTTAATATTTTACTCAATGCTTGTGGGTGTAATTTCATTTTATTTATTTTCCTTTTCTTCTATTGCTTTTATTTTTAAATTTGGATAATTTTTAAAAACATCTTTTACTATATCTACAATTTCTTCTTCACTGTAATTGTATTTTGTTTCTTCTGCTGTTAAAAGTGGCTCGTTCAATACTTCTTTTAATATGGTTTCATCATATTCTACATGTTTTTCTTGATGTAGATTATACATTCCCAATTCAATCATTACCGCTTTATATAAACTTGCTGATAACTTTTCTTTCAGCCAACCATTTCTAATGTAACAAGTTAGATTTAATGATTCATTTCCTTCATACTTAAATGCTGGAAAAATATAGTTAGGTTCTTTAGTTCCAGAAGTACCTTTAAACACTGGCATTTGTGTTTCTAAATCAATTATTTCGGTTATATTTCTTGTCATTATTATTTCTTTCCGTTTGTATCATCTAATGCTTTTCTTAATTTATTATATGCTTCTTCAGTTGCTGTGTTTTTTAACCAATCATATTTAATCTTATAATCTTCATCACCATTATCTATTACTTTTGTTTGAATCATTTTCCTTAATTCATTACGTTTATCCTCTGATAATTCATGATTCGTTTCTACTTTTTTAACTTTAATTTGTTGAAATTCTTTAAATATTTCTTTGGTAATAATTTCTGTTATTTTTTCCATTATATAATCTACTCTAACATAACATTCTCCATGAAGACAATTATCATTATTATTATCATATTTTACAAATGCAAAAATTTCATTTGGTGGTGAACCATCAGTTTGTCCTTTGATTACTAAGGATACTTTTTCCACATCAATAGGTTCAGTTTGCATTATTGTTTCTTTCCTTCTTTATTTGTATTATCTAATTTCTCTTGCA